ATTTCTACTTTGTGGGGAATGATCCCCTCCACCCTTCTACCAAATTGGTAGTGGGAAAAAGCCTTGATTAAATCCAAGGCCCTAGATCGTACCACTGTTGACTCAAGCTGTTGACTAACTTAGAAGTGACTCGACCTCGTAGAGGGACGGTGTTACGTCCACCCACGCGATCGGACCACAATAAACTAGTCATCGCTTTTAGCTTGAGATGGTCTTCCTCACGTTCCGTTTTGGAAACGCGAGACATGACGGTAGCTATATGATTTCGGGAGATATTTTCTATCTCTTCGTCATCTTTTAGCGACCAAAGTGAAGCTAGTAAATAGCCCACTGTTTCATCAAGGTAAGTTTTACTTACCTCCACAACATTCTGAACACGATATCCTTCGATACCGTGTCCGAATGTTTTGGGAGAGGCTTCATCAAAGTTAGAGATGAAACCTCCGTCTCCTAATCCGTTAGGTATTCTAAATCGATAAGATTTAGGTACCGAATTGACAAGGAGATCAAATGCCATCTGAAACCTGGAGTCACAACCATAAATAACATTATGATTGTGGGCCAGGCGTCTTATGGCATTAGCCAAGCGATAAACCGCATGGACAGATGAAACTCTATCTTTTAGATAGATTGGTTTAACGTCAATGCCAGAGAAGAAATGAGCGCCACAGCTTTCTCTGAATAAAGAGTCAACGTGACTCTTCTTTTCATTCAGTTTAAAGCCATAAAACTCAATCAACTCTGAGAAGAGCTCGAAACATGCAGATGGTAATATAACATCATCACCATATGCACTCACGTCAGTAGAACTGACGTGCTGATACTCTGCGCAGACAGAAGCTGCTGCATAGAATATCAGGGACTCTAGCTGGAATGTGAATCCGTTCCCCATACTGGAGAACTTCTCCCATTTCCGGACAGAGCCGTTAAGAGCACCATAATGAGATCGACAAGCATCCATAACAGCAAACCACCGAGGAGGAAGTAATTCCTCCACGAGGGCAACTGAAATGGAATCGCTAGCAGAGGATAGATCAACTGTTGCCAAAGAGGAATCAATAGATCCCTTCTTAGCAAGTTGCTGATTTCTCACTTGAAAGCGTAAGTCGACGCCACGCCGCAGAAGCCGCAAACCAATCATATTGCCTAAAGCTTTTTGAAACCAGAGGTTTATTCCTGGTTCAATGGCAATAACACGGTTGGTCGTAGCATCCTTTGGCACAGTGATCACCTTATTACCTACTTGAAAATTCGGAAAACCCGAATCGACAAGAACAGAAGACCAATTTGGGTATACAACCCTCAAAGTCTCCCAGGGAACAAGGTCGTACAGATCACGTGTAACTCCGGTTTCTAACCGGAACTTTATGGCTGGACTGGCATCTCTACGTTTTATCAACGTAGAGGCACCAGGACCCCAGTCGGGCGTTGAGAAAAACTCGTCAACGGAAAAATCACCCAAGATCCTTTCAATTTTGCGTATGACTGCAGTATGCAGCCATACGACGCGACCGGAAAATTTACAGTCGCGCTGCAAGGACCTGAAGCGATAATTCGTACCCCTACACAGAAGTTCAAATGATTCGAATTTCTGCAGTGCAACCTCGTCTAAATCGTAACTAAGGGTTAAACCCTTGAATTTCGAAAGAAACTTGGTTGCACAATAGGAGTCCCTTAGAGTTACAAGATCATCGTAACTCAACGGATCAAACTCGAGCTTAGCTAATTGTTCATGCTCCATATTTCTATAGAGTATGAGGACAGTTAGAGCGCGAGGACAATCCAGGGCTGACAAATAAGCCTCAACTACCTGAGGAGATAACTCCTCGGGAACACGGTAGCTTGAGATTCCTTTATGGAATCTACGGCCATACTTCTTAGAAGACATGGCAACCTCCAGAGCTTTACTACAAAAGGTCCTTTAAAAGACCGATTCGAATGTCGTCACCGCAACTTCGAGTGGTGAACCCGTTGTATCACTGGGTGCACCATCCGACGCGTTTACGACACGCGCGAAGAGACTGGCAACTCTACTGAAAAGTAATGACCTTTCAGCGAGCGTCGATCTCTCAGGTAGTAAAAACTCCATAACACACGTGCAGTCATATGCTTTCGTCGGCGCCGGCTGAATACCGGTCATCGTCGAGGCAGACGTCTGCTCGAGCGTTGGGAGGACAAGCTTGACGGTCACCTTATACACTCTGCTAGCCTTAGTAGGCACGCGAAGTGCTTGGGTGAGCCGAGGGTAACCGATGGCGATTCCGCCAACTCGGTCAACCCACGCCGCGATCCCTTGGGAATTAATCCCCTCGGGGTTCATGGTACTATCAGAACCAACGGTTGCACTTGTTGTCAATCTTGCCAACGAGTGGTCGATGATTCCGGATAGTTTTACTGCCGCTAAAGCGGACATGCTAACTCCTGACTCGTACAGTACAGACCTTGCTTAGCGACGAAAAGAGGCTGTAAGTAGGGCAATACCATTTGCAGCATGTGTGATAGAAGCGAAAGGATTTTTGAACTGAGGAAAGGTAGGACTTGGAAAGGACGCCAAAGGCGTACGATCCAGCCTAACTACTTCAGCACAATATCTATCGTGTTCAACACAAAATGCCGCAGTGGGATTGGCTACAAGCGGCCCCTCATAGTCCAAGGTTGATTGCATCCAGGTTCTCGTGAATATAGTCTGGCACCCTCCCTTAAAGGTTAACCCATCCCAGGCTGATAAAGCCGAAAGATAGGGACCTATAGGAAGAAACCAGTCCACGACGAAACTGAATGGGAGTACCTCCCAAGCTAAGTTTAGGGGGTTTGTAAAACCAGTTTGCGCTAAGAACGACTTCAACGGAGAATCGAGCATAAAAGAAATCTGGATCTTACATTGAGTCTTTGTACGGGTATTAGCAATACCCCTACTCGGACCCACGTTTGACTCAGACAAATTTAAGCTAGATGAACTCGATGAAGAAGCCGAACTTGACGCAGTTACCCGGCGGACGGTAGGCTCACCCCCTTGAAAGGTGGAGAGACTATTTAGCACGCCATTGATATCCATCAAAAGCGGTTTCCATCCGTATTGAAGTTCAAGCCAATTTTCGGCAAGATCCTTCTTCACAGATGGTTTACCAATTCGGATGGAATTTCGTTGGCGTGTTCGTCCAGCAGTCAATGCACTAATCGCCGCAGGAAAGTTTAACTTCCTGAGATGATTAATGGAGCTAACTAATTTCTTAGTGGTTCCACCAATAAGAGTAGTTAACTGGCTGATTTGAGCAAAGTCCTGGGCTAGGTTTCCACCTATCCCAAGATCAGCGCGGTCAATCAGTTTCTTGAGTGCTTGGTTCCGAGCCAGGTCAAGATGACCTGGATCGACGGGTACCGGAAAGTCGAGACTCCACGGCGCGCTCCGTCTTTGGTATTCATAGCTATTTTGTATGCTAGGAAGGAACCTATGGATGGAGTCTGCCGTGACCAGCTTAATTACAACAGCATGCGGATTATCCGGTAGCTGTCGTTTTTTAAGCCGGCCAAAGTTCGGTGTCCTGGTGCCAGTCCACGTACGGCTTTGATAAAGCCGATTCGTGGGTGTGACTCCAAAGAAATAGTTACCTGATACGTCTAATTGTTCTACTACGACTGTAGCAGATACAAAAAGATTCTCAGGACTAGGTCGGACATTAGAACTAGAAGGGAAGCGACCTTTCGGAGGACGAGCTGATCGACTAGCTCGACCTACTATAGTGCGCACGTTACGTATGGCACTATGGTACTGCTGTTCTCGTCCAACTATCTGAACACGAACTTTACCTGTTTTTAAAACAAGGTGGGGAACGGGCCCTTTTAGTCGGACAATAGCAGAAGTCGGTAAAGAAGTTAACCTTCGAGTCAAGGAAACGGTAACTCGCAACTTTTCGCGAGGTCTAGGGTAGAAGTCGGTGAACGTGTCAAGAGAAAGGATGCTTTTAGCATCCAATCTATGACTAGTCCAAACGGCTCTTTGCCCAGACCAAACATGGAGTTGATAGAAATCGTCACTTGGCAAGAAAGTAACCGCCTTAGCGGCTTGGATCAACAAATCCCGGTACTCTGGGTGGTCCGTTGGGTAGTTAAAAATCGTAGCGGTCATAGACTGCCACGAAAATAACTATTTTAGATGTAAGCATATCATGTAACCTCAATTAATGAGGCTAAAATGATAGGCCCCAAATCCTCAACGCTGTTGAGGTTTTTCAAGACGTACTCAAGGAGCTGGATTAGGACTCGGATGAGGTTATCGTCATCACCATAGAAATACAAGGCTATGGCGGTGAGTAATAGCCCCAAAACGTGGTCCATATCTTACTCCTTTTGAACGGTTGAAAAGACCCTTACGGGTCAAAGCGCCCCGCTTAGCTACTCATTAGGAGTACAGTCACGAGTCTCAAAGATTGGATACAACATTCAAGTTCTTCATTGGAAAGCTTGTCAACCTTGATCAATAGCGCATCTGCTGAGTACGTGTTCTCTCGAACACATACTCTCAAATACGCTACTAATCGGGCTTTCAAAACTTCCCGTAGGAACTCGTCTGAAGGATCCAGTTCTTTAAGAAACATGGCAATACTCCTGTGGT